CCAATCCCTGCATTCTCATCAGTACTCAACATCTCACTCAAACCCCTTATTAGGAATTTAAGCAACAAGAAGCCTCTTTGATAAGACACTCCTCGGCCATTTGGAGAAAAATGGCGACATTGTGGGACACAACAACAGTGTACATACAGAACAAGACAGTTCGTGGTATAATAAATTGTACCAAGGAACTGTCTGCCTATGAGAAGATCTACCTAAAGGAAGATCTTCTCTCGGCAGTTCTGTTGGACACCGAGGTTGAGAACTCAACAAGTGAGTTTAAACAACTTGTTAAGTTTCTGAAAAGGCTTAAAAGCCTTTATCAGTCCACAGCTGGAGAACAATGGTTTCAATATCTTGTTAAGGATATTGATACATTTGTCTATCCAACAGGAAGTACTGTTGTTGAACCGGTCCAATCAAAGATCTTAAAGATCCTTGATAAGCTTACGACAGAGGATGATGATTCATCCTCTGAGGAAAGCTGTGGAAAAAGGAAAAGGAGAGGGAGGAAACGTAAACATTTCTCCAATCCTCCTCCTAACCCGGTTCAGGCCCCAACACACAACGAAATTCATATTTCGAATGTCATCAATGGTCTTACGACTAAAGAAGACAGTTTCCCGAAACCGAAAGGTCAAAAGAAACGTGTGAAGGGTTGTAAGAAGGTGAATCCACAGAAGCTTGAAAAGCCAAAGCAAATTCCAAAGATTTTAAAATCGGAGGAATACCGCAAAACAAAACTTGCCCAAGCGAAGCAAGGGAAGATTTGTGCGGCTGAGGCTCGAAAGCTGAAGGTGGAGACTCTACCTGATGACCATCCAGAAGTTGAAAAACTTCGCCATTTCAAAAGCCTCTTCGATGCTGTTAAAGCTCGAGAAGACCCTCGAAATGATGTGGTCTCGGTGGAGACACCTCCCACCAAAGCTGAAGAATGATTTTAAAATCATTAGTCAGTGCCGTAGTGAGACGGAGCGGCGGAAAACATGGTTCAAGCTTGGTAATAGTTACCAGGATGAACTCCGTGTTGTTCCCACTCCATATTTAAGTAGAGTTGAGAGTCGAAACACCGATCCCTTCAAATTCAAACTTGGAGAGAAATGTGAAACGGTCCAGAACTCAAGTCGTGTGAGACTATTCTTAAGTAGTCTCTATGACTTGCAGTGGTTGCTTGTAGCGTCTCGTGGGTTAATTCCCTTCCAAAAGGAATTATACTTCACGAAGGTGCTCGCAGCTACGGTTCTTCCACTTAGGTGGAAGAGAAGTAACTGGACCTCACTCGGTGTCTGCAGAAGTGACCCCAAGGGTAATCGACCTAGTATCTAGGTTTTCCTTGAGTCTCTGCGGAACTCGCCTCGTTTCTACGAGGATAGGAATTTGACATGATGTTGAACCTAACGGTTTAGCCTCAGCTGGGTTAGTTTAATCATGAACTAGTCCTACCCTAAGATGGCAGGG